CATGCAAACCCGGCAAAGAAGATGGCAGCCTATCCAATGGGGTTCGCTCAAAATTTTCATAAAACTTAATAAACTCCTTTTTAACCCAAGGCATTTGATCGTAAGTTGTCATACAAAGCTTATGCCATCCACCTAAAGCCTTAACAGCCGCCAACGCTTGCTTGTCTTCAAGGTGCAAGGTTTCATAAGAGCTAGACTTTCTCAGCTTTTCATCAACACAAGCCCAAGCAATCATCGCCCGACCTTCTACATCAGATTTATTTTCTTCATCACTACCTTTAATTTGACGCATAATATCAGCAGGTTTAGGGAAAAAAGAACCGTCCTTGCTTGTTGATTTAACGTGTTTAGAAAATGCATCGCTTACTTGATCAATAGTTAAATCCTCAAGAGCATTAAAATAAATTCTTAATAGTGGCTTAGTAACTTCTTTTCCATAAAGCTCACCAGCGCCAACCATTAACTCTTGAAAGTTTTGTTTATCAGATTCATTCATTACCATTCTCCCGTTATGTTTTGAATATTCTGCTGAGTAATCTTGCTTAATCCATTGTTTTCAATTTGGCCTTTCAATAACCATTCAGGCTTAAATGACTTCCAACCTCTAGTGCATATCTCAGCTAATACGTCATCAACTGACCATCCTTGTAAAACCATTTCATGCATACTAGCAGCCATTCGGTTAATAACAGTTTGAGAAACTTTAGCTTTAACTGAATTTCGATGCTTTACAAAGTCTTTCCAAACTTCATCACTAGCTTCATTGGGCCAAGAGGAAAAATCAAAGGCGCTAGCCTTTTTAACTTGGTTATTGGTTAATGGTTTATGGTTAGTGGTTAGTGGTTTATGGTTAGGGTTTAAGTCGCTTTCGTTTGGGTTTATTTCGCTTTCAAAATTAACCGATTGGGTTTTTTTATTAACCGATTGGGTTTTTTCTGGCTTATTTTTAGAGCCTTTTGGCCTTCCGCCTTTTTTGCCATTAATTGCGTTTGATTCGCATAAACCAGTATATTCTTGTATCTCTTGACTAATTCTATTTTGAATATAAACGCCGTTTTCTAATCTAAAGAATTTTGCCAAAACAAACTTAACAGCTTCAATTTCTTCTGTAGTGGAAGCCCAAACCCAATCAATAGCCTGATCTTCTGTTGGAAAAGTTTCACGGTCATAAATAGCGTCCATCAATATGGTATAAACGCCATGCTGTAAAAGAGAAAGCCTTCCAGCTTTTTTGTGATAATCGCCTATATTGCGCTTGTAGTAGTGCATATTAGATTCCCGTTGCAATCCTGTTATGTAATGCGGCAACCTGAACAGGAGGAAAAAGGCTTTCAGTGGAGAGAATGGCCGTTCTCTGATTCCACCTAGCCGCATGATTAATAATAACTAGCTTTCTAATTTATTCAAGCGCTCAACTGCCGCACCCTTTACCAAGATCTGCTAGCTCTTTCAGGCTTTTAAATCCTGCTGCTTTTGCTTCTTCTGCTGGGGTCATATTAATCTCTCTTGAGGCGAATCAGCCTCTTTTTTAATCTGCTTTAATTGCTCGTAATACTTTGACTCTTTACCGCTAAATCCCAATGACTTTAATTGCATGTCATTTCTTAAAATCGCCAAAGCTATGGATTTATAAGAAGGCGCTCTAAGTGATTTAGATAAGCCTTCTGGTATTTCGTCAGGAATCCCACTCGAATAACATCTCGCTTCCCATGTTTTCACATAAGCCTCGATCTTTGATGTAATTGTATTCCCATGCTTGTATTGCTCGCTCTGCTTCTTTATTTGCCAGTAATTGCTGCTCATCTGTTAACTTCCCCCAAGCCTCTCTTACAATATCCTCTGGGCAGCCAATAGCTAAAGCAACAGCGGCGTGACCAACCCAAGCTTTACGGTTTATTGAATAGTCTGTTAAAGCATTCTCACAGCTAATAGGCCATTCATTAATTACTCGCATCATAAATCGACCATATTTTTTGTGGTCGGAAGTGAAGTCAATAGCTCGCTTAATCCAAAGCTTTCTATTTTCAACCACTCCCCACATATTATGATTGATTTCTTCCCAATCCCAATAAGGGTGATAAACCCTATTAAGCTTCATCTTCTAAAGCCTCTGAATCTACCTCCCAAGAATCTGAGAAATCACGATTAGCAAATAAAGCAGCAACGCCTGTAATCTGCTTCATTCTTAAAAGCTCATCAGGCGACATACCGATATGCTGGCAAATCCAACGGTCGCCCTTACCCATTTCGACAAGCTCCGATACAATCGTACTCATCAATTCAATATTGTGTGAACCCCTTGCGCGGTTATGACGAATTGTAGAAGCCATTCGATCATGCATTTCTTTATCAAGCACAACCACTGGAAGCATTCCGCCTTCACGCTCTTTTATTCGCTCGCTGTTATTCAGAGTTAAGAAGCGGTGAAAGCCATCGATAACAACGTATTTATCATTTTCATTGTCATAAACTGTAACCACTGGCTGCGTGTAGCCATCTTCCCAAATAGAAGTTTCAAGCAATTCCATCTCAGGAGGTGCAACCGAGTTAGGGTTATAGTCATTCGCTGTAACCTTATCAATTGGCACTGAGCGCACGTTATAAACTGGTGATTTATATTCAAGCGGATAGCTTCCATCTTCGCCGTGAACCTCATCGCCTTTAAGTGGAGGGTTAAACGCACAAATCAAAACAACTTCCTCAAGAGCCTCAAAATAGTGAGGGTCATTCTTATCTAGAACGTAAGTAACATCAGGCTCAATAACAAACTCTTCGCCAGTTTCAGCATTGGTTAAAATGCCTTTACCAGACACACAGTAGCAGCTCTCTAAATGATTCTTATAGTGCCAATACTGCTTACCATTTACAGGTATTACCGTTTTGGTCATGCCAAAGCCCATGCCATCTGACTCAAGCAAAATGCGATTACTTGTAAATCCTCCCTTTGGACAATCTACAATTCTTTCTTGTGGCAATTCTTTTATATTAACAATTTTCATTTTTTAGCTCCTAAATGCTTATACTTTTCTACAATCTGTCTTTGTCTTGCTGCCTGGTCTTTTGTTGGTGCAAGCCCCATATATTTACAAGTGTGATCATTTTTAAGAATGGTTATCGCAAACCTTTTCCATGAAGTTACATCGCTGTTATGGCATCTCAACATATCTAAATGATCAGGCGGATTAATGATTCTCACTCTATGAAGCTTTTTGCTTCCATGAGCTGTATAGCCATTCAATTTAAACTCAATGCCGTTATGGTCTAAATCATCAATAATTTCTTGCTTAAGTCCGCGCCCCACTCTTGCCCAATAGCGAATAGACTGAGCGAAGCGCTCTCTAAAATTTTCAGAGATTTCCTTTGGCAGCGTATCTAAAAGAAACTTAGTGAATGATTTCCAAGTATGGCCTTCAGGCAATGATACGCTTTTATAATCTAGCTGCTTTCCATAGGTAGCCACAAAATTAGCCCCTTGAACGCGAGCGCAAAGCCTTGCCCAGATATGCGGGTCAATCACTCGGTAAAGGCCTAAACTAGCCTTAGCCTCACTCATGAACGGAGAAGCAACACGCATCGAGCCAATTGGAACGCCAGCCTTGTAAAAAATGTCATACAGAGTGTTGTATTCCCATTCAAATATAGCGTTTGCTGTCCAAACATCTTTGGTTCGCCAATCGTAAATTGGATAGCAGTTATAAACATTCTGAGTGTTTTTCTTAGTCCACATTTTGCCTTGCATGGTTTCTTTGCGGTCATTAAGAATAGCTCGAAAACGGTTTAAGCTTTCATCGGTACGAATACCAATAAGGTTGGCCGTTGTCTTTCCATCTGCGTACCACTCTGCAAACATATCCCAGAAATGCTCATAAGACATATCCTCTTCATAGGCATCGCCAAAAGGATGATTCTCAAAATTAACAATGTAATCATGCTCTGGCATTGGCCTAATCCATCGGTCTTTATCTCTATTGCCCCAGCATTGCCAATCAATAGCATAAGAGCTAATCGTGCAAGGCAATGTAACCGGCATGCAGCACCAATAAATATCTAGATACTCTCGATTGTTTTGAAGTATTGAATGCATGAACTCAAGCGAAGCATCATAGTTGGCTTCATTATCTAAAACCTGAATGCCTAGCTTTTTCTTAATGTTGTTTGCCTTCATATAATCAAGAACAAGGTTAAGCAAAACCCCTGAATCTTTACCACCTGAAAAAGACAGATAAACCTTTTCAAAGTTAGAGAAGATAAAATCTAGCCGCTCATTTGCAGCCTCATAGACATTTTTATCTTTTATATACTTACGCACTTTTGCGCCCTCCTTTTGTTAAAACGCCAAATCAATATACGACATATTGACGCATAATCAAGAAAAAATAAGAAATTATTTTTATTTTAATTTATACACAATTAACACTTTACACTTAACAGATTATGATCTAATATACTCACATCAACTGAGGAAATGACATGAACGCAGACAACTTACTTTCAATCGATTACGAAAAATTTTCAGCTCTTATGCTTAATGAGTTAAGTGATAATGAAGTAAAAGAAATGGGCGTATCAAGCAGCTTTGACACTCCTACAGTTTTCGATATTCCAGTAATGGAGTTTTTAATGACTCAGCTGGAAGGCGGAAAGATTATGAATCGTGATGCAGTTATCAATTTTCTAGAAAATCAGATTTTATTAGCAGCTCAAGCGGTTGCTAAAAACATTAATTCTTAACTAAACCAAAGAGGGATAAACCAATGAGTAAAAAGAAACCAGACCTAGACCTAATGATTAGCACAGATGCCAGCTTTCATTACTTAGGCACAGAGAAGGCCTGTATTCAATATGCAGACTCGCATAATGCGCCTATTCCTGAATCCGATACATTTGTCATTGATAAGTGTAATGGCTTTAATCCTATTCGCCAGGGTCGCATGTTTTCGTATGGCTGGGATAAGCTACGCGAAAAGCCTGTATCTGGCTGGATGCGTGGAATACAAGCGTTCATCGACGCTATTAACCCGACTGATGAAAAGCTTTATGTAGTTACAGAAAAAGAGTTTCGCACATTGTTGGAGTCTAAGAAGTGAGCGAGGGCAACAAAATTATTGCTGATGCTATGGCATTGGGTAGAGAGGATGCGGCGCTGGGTAATCCACGCCGTAATAAATTTAATACAGAATCAGAAAAAGAGGCATACGGACTAAGCTATGAAAAGCATGAAGGGCCGCTTGCTCACTTAATATCAACTAGGGTGCGTGATGTAGACATTAGCGATATAAGAGGGGTTTGTGGGTTATGACAAATCAATTAACAGTTTATGAGCTTGTAAATAATAACGAGTCTTTTTTTGGCAGCGTTAACGATCAAGAAATTGTCTCATGGCAGAAAGAGTCACAATTTGCTATTCAGTCATTGCAGAATAATGACTACACGCAAAGAGTAGCTTATCAAAATCCAGCCAGCTTACAGAATGCTATTATCAATGTTGCTTCAATAGGCATTAGCTTAAACCCTGCAAACAAACACGCATACCTTGTGCCGCGCGATGGTCGTATATGCTTAGACGTTTCTTATATGGGCCTTATGCATCTTGCAGTACGTTCTGGCTCGATTAAATGGGGTCAAGCAAAGCTGGTCTATGAAAACGATATGTACGAAAACAACGGCATAGACAAAGCACCTACGCACAAGCAAAAAACCTTTGGAGATAAGGGCAAGGTTATCGGGGCTTATTGTACGGTAAAACTTCCAGATGGCGATTATCTCACAGAGGAAATGGACATAGACGCTCTTGAAAAGATAAAGGCAACTTCAAAAGCAGCAAAAGGCCCTTGGAAAACTTTTCCAGAAGAAATGATGCGAAAAACAGTGGTTAAGCGCGCATCTAAATATTGGCCTAACTGCGAAGATGTTAATAAAGCTGTTGAGGTTTTAAATGATCATGAGGGTATAGGAGAAGCTTACCAGCCAGAGCTAAAAGAAGTTGGCGAAAGCAATATGTTTATTGACGATGATCATATAGAAGCCCTTGAGAATCTTATCAAGTCATCAGGCGCAAATCGTGAGAAGTTTTTGCAATGGCTAGGTGTTAAAGAAATCTATGACATTACTGTCGAGATGTATCCTGGCGCTTTCGATGCTTTAAATAATAAGGCTAAATAATGTATATTTGCAAAGCCGAGCAAGGAACAAATCAGTGGTTTTTAGACCGTCTAGGTGTAGCCACTGGCTCTATGTTCAATGAAATAATGACACCTAAGCAGTTAAAGCGAGCAAAGACAAACTATATCTATGAGCTTGCTGCTGAGTACATTACCAAGAAATCACAGTCATCATTTACAGGCAATGCTCACACCGACAGAGGAAACGAGCTAGAGCCTGTTGCTGTCAACTGGTACGAATTCATGTTTGACACTGAATGCCTTGAGGCTGGCTTGTGCTTGCCTTTTGAGGGCGCTCAGTATGGATGCAGCCCTGATCGACTGATTGGCGAAGATGGCGGCCTAGAAATTAAATGTCCTGAGCTAAAAACTCACATTAAATACTTTGTAGCTAACGAAGTTCCTGCTGAGTACAAGCCTCAAGTGTATGGATGCCTATACGTTACAGGCCGTGATTGGTGGGATTTCCTCAGCTATAGCCAAGACGCTAGGCCGCTAGTGGTTCGCACAACAAAGAACGATGAAGATTATTTAAAATGGAAGGAAGCTTTTGACAAGATACTTCCTGAATTTATTAACGATTTAAACGAAATTATTGAAAAACTGGAGAAATAAAATGCCACAAGTAATCAAAAAAGAAAACATCACCATTAGCATTGGCGAATATCAAAAAGAAGGCCAAACCAAGCAGGTATACAAAACCATTGGCGAACTTGTAACCATGCAAGGCGATGACGGTAGCACATACCAGTTTGGCGAAATGTGGGGGCCTACAGGCTCGACAAAGTTTAACGTGTACGAACAGCAAGACAGAAACGCTAATCAGTCACAGCAGGGATACCAACAGCCACAGTACTCACCTCAAGGCAATCAGCAGCCACAGCA